ACGTTTTATAGTTAATTTTCGCAACATCTAATGCTTGTCCGTCAACAGGTGTTTCCGCTAAAATCCCTTTTGGTTTACCAGACCCATCACCACTAACAATCGCTTGTTCAATCGCTTTTGTCATAGCTTCCACAATATTATTAATTAATGTTGTTTCAAATACCGCTAGAGACATTGTTTCTACTTCAAGAGAAACAGCTACGGCACAACGTAATTTATGATAGTTGAAAGTAATGCTTCCTGTAGTTTTCTTTTGTTTATCACTTCCAGAGCTTTCAGCAACCCATGTTGCGACTGGTTTAACTGCTGAAGTTGGTACTGTTACGCCACCTTTAATAGCTGTACGAGTAATTAAAGGTAGAATCATTCCTACCGCTTCAATCTTTTCGATAATTTTATCTAATACTGTTTGTGGGATAACAGAACCGATGTCACTTGTTTTCGTAACAGCATTTGCACGTAATTCAGTTGGAATTGCTTCACCGCGTAATACGTAATCCATAAAAGCATTACGATATTCAACTGTATTTGTACCAAGTTCACGTTTTTCATTTGATGAATCCGTATTAAATGTTTCAATCTTATTAGCACCAGTTGCATTTCCTTCATTGATAGAACGTGCTTCATTTAAAAGTTGTTCACGCTTCTCCATTGCTGCCAACTGATTATTAATATCTCGTAATTCTGTTTCAATTGCATCAAGGTTATCAATAGAGCGAGTTTCATCACTTAATAATTCACTGATTTCAGATTTACGTTTTAATAATTGTTCTTTATTCATGTTCAAAGTCCACCTTTTATAATAATGTTTGTAAATATAGTCTTCTGCGCTTTTCCGAGCGCTTTTTTTCTTCTGTAAAATGTTTATAAGGATCATATCCCCTAGCACTTACTTCTGAATCTGGGTATGCTGGGAAAGCTACTGCGCTAACTTCTAATAGTTTTGCTTTTGTAACAGTTCGTAGCATCAGATCATCATCTGGTTCTTGGATTTCTTCGCTTATCATGCTAAACCCAAACGAAACACCATCTACATCTCCACGCTTAATAGATTTGTAAGTGTCATTACCTAGAGTTGTATCTGGTAAATCCAATTCAAAGCGTAAGCCCACGGCATCCTCGCTCAAACGTAACGTATTATTCTTTGTTCTTCCCAGCACTTTAGATGTATCATGAGACCATAAAAAACGTTGGTCATCATTTTGTAATGTTTCTGTGAATGCTCCATTTTTAAATTGCTCACGAAACTTACGATAATATCCCATAACTACGGATTTCTTTTCCCACTTTACTGCATAGCCTATAAGTGTCCGATTTCCGTTATCATCTTCTCTAATTTCAATCTTCTGTGTTACTATTTCCCTTGTTTCCGTCTTGTCCATTATCCCCACCTCCTTTAACAGTCGTATTTCCGTCTTTAACTAACGCTGTATCTAGTCTTCGAATCGGCTTGTCGCCACCTTCAATTGGACCTACAGAGAGAATAGAACGCCATTCATTCGGTGTCATTGCTCCTCTATCAACCATTTGAACTAAATTCATTTTAGTCTGCATAGAAGCATATTGAAGGCTTGCTGCTTCAAAAATAATTTTGTTCCCAAAGCCACGTTCCCTACGTGAAAAAAACTTCCTGGTAAATTCCCCAGAAAGTTGCATTGCTAACGGTTCAATTTCAGATTCATAGTAAGCATTCCATTCATCCTCATTGTATTTACTTTGAATGATTTTTTCGTTTGTATTAAAGAAGTTATAAATTCTCTGTGTTGTTTCTTGCATTTGTTTTGAATCTGGAACAAACGCTTCTGGTTTAACTTGTTCTAAATCATAGCGCGGATCAGATGAAGCTGCTCCACCATTTTCATTATCAATACTCAAATAATTTTTCTTGAAATTTTGAACTTGTGCATCGATGTCCTCTTGTTTTAAAACCGATTTGAATTTTAATATCCATTTCACCACTGCACTATTTTTAATTGCTTTCACAATTCCCTGATCGGTAGTTGTAACAATATCCATTAAGGAGGATAAAGCTTTACCTGGATGTTCACCAAAGAAATCATCTTCGTTAAAATCTTTTCTAAGATGGATAACATCGACATAAGGAACGGTCATTCTCTTCCCATTTTTAAAATAAAAAGTAAGAAAAATATCACCTTGAGCCCCCTCCACAACTTCTACAGTTACACATGGCAAAGGATAAATTTCAATTGGAACGCCTAATTCATCTCGTTTGATATATGCAAAGGCGTTATGGTTCAGTTCTAACTGTACAGTCATTTTTTCTTGGAATATTTGACCTGTCATTAATGGATTCGGTTCTTCTAAAATGAATCTAATATACGGCTCTGGATTTACTTTAAATTCATTTGCATTATCTCGTATATGCTTTGCTATTAATTTACCAACAGCCTTTGCTTTAGGACGTATACAGGCCCTAATAATATCACTTTGATAGATATTCCCATTCCACGAGAAAAAGCCCCCTCCATTATCGTTTATCATTTCAAAACGGGTCGTAGTAGGCGGTTGTTTTCTACCGAATATTTTGTTGAATAACCCCAATTCCTCACCTCCCTCAAATCATATTTAAGTAATCATTACGTTTTTCTTGAAGCACAACATATGCATTTAAAAGCGCTGCGGTTCCGTCAATCCTTCTACGCTGATTATTTGTTTTGTTCGGCTGTATATTCAGGTTTTTATCCACATCAATGGCTGTATTGGATAAGCACCATTTATCAATGCTGTTATTGTTGTAATTTACTAATTTAGACTCTAAATCTGCTCCTAATAATTTCATAGGACTAGAAAGAGTTTGTTTCCCTTGGGCAACTGGAATCATTGCTTCTTTACCAAAGTAGCCTTCCATTTCCTCCACCCAATATTTTGCGGACCATCTATCATAACCAATCCACGGAATATAAATACCGTATTCATCACGTATTTCTAAAAACCATTCAGTCACAAATTTATAATGTACTGAGTTGCCTGGTGTCGTTCTTAATAATTCTTGTTCTGCCCATAAATTATATGGAATCTTATCTTCTTTACTTCTTTGCTCAAGCAAATCTTCAGGAAGCCAATACATTTGTAAAACATAAACGTGTTTATCATTTGGAAGCATAAAAATAACCTTCGCTGCGGTTAAGTCGGTTGTCGAGGATAAATCACAACCACCGATCCCATAAGAAGGCTTTAATTTGGCTACATCAAAGGTATCCTTGTTATTTAATTGTTCAAATGTTAACCAAGCTTCTGTACTTGTCTCACGAATATTAAAATCCTTTGTTAATAAGTTTTTAACTAATAACGAATTTGCTTTCGCTTTATTTACTTTTGTTTCAAGTTGATCCGTCTTTTTTATTGTACCTAAACCAGGATTCGCTTTTGCCCATTTGGTATTATCAGTCCATTCGGCTCTTTTATCTAATTCATATATAATTGGCAAGAAACGATCATCTTTATAACCGTCTGGATCATCCAAGCCATTTAAAAGCATTTCAGCTTCTTCATACTTCATATCGTAAACAGATTCACGAATAGTTCCAGCTGTCGTAATCATAAAAATCATTGGTTGTTCCCTTGAAGAAGTGCCATCCACTATAACGTCATATAGATTCTTATCTTTCCAAGCATGTATTTCATCCATCATCGCCCCATGAACATTAAGACCATCAAGTGTTTCTGAATCACTTCCCAAAGGTTTAAATGTACTATCGTTAAAATCTGCATTCAATTCACGAACAAGCGGTTTAATTCGCTTTAATAATACGGGAGATTTCTTAACCATCCTTTTAGCATCTAACCAAACTAATTTCGCTTGGTCTAATTGCGTAGCAACTGCATATATTTCTGCACCTGGTTCACCATCGGCGACTTGTAAATACAATCCAATTCCAGAAGCTATCGTTGACTTTCCGTTTTTACGAGCCACAATTAAGAGTACTTCTCTATACTTTCTCGTTCCATCAATTTTATGAACAAATCCAAAAGAAGCTGCCAAAAATGCTTTTTGCCAAATCTCCAATTCAATTGGCTTACCGCCCCATTTACCTTTTGAGTGTTTGCAAAAATTCTCAATGAATTCTATTACATGATTCGCTTTCTTAGCATCATACTCAAATACAGAAGAAGTATCATACACATCTTCAAAAAGCTTCTTATATATCCGCCTAACTTTACTGGATACAATTACTTGTCCAGATTCGATTTGATTGTAATACTCAATGATTGGATTATAGGTTAACGGGTACTGCTTTCTTACTCGTTTACTCATTTATCAGCCACGAATTCATCAAATCCATCATCCTCTTCTTTAGGTTGCTCTTTTGGTAATAAATCAGTTAGTTGCTTCATCACTTGCGCGTGATTTTTCGTCATATTATTATGCACTTCAACAGCAATTGTTTTTTTATTACCAAACTGATTGGCTCCGTTTTGATATTGCTCTTCAATTCCATTCTTATTAATTTTGTC